TCCCGAACCGGGGAATTGGTCGGCAGGTAAAGTAGAGATGCCCCAAGTCTCGCTAGTTTGTAGCATAGGGTAGGGAGACACGAATAATTGGTAGGCTGCGTTTCTAGGGTCGCCTATGTCATTTTTTAGCCACATACCACCGTTATCATTGAAGACATCAATAGAAAGGATTCCATGCCTAAAACCATCTTTGATATTCAACTTTCTAGTAGCATAGCCAAAGCCTACTTCATCTAATGTAATATCAGTTTGCAAGGTCTCTCTAATCTCAGTAATTGGCATCTATTTCTTCCTCCCTTTCTTGTAAGCTCTAGACATAGCTTTCAGGTTTAATTTGCCTTTGTCTTTGCCTGACTTGAACTTGATGTGGTTCTTTTTCTGCTTAATGTAGCGTTGCCACGAATTTAGTTTGCGAGGTTTTTGAACAGCCAACATTTCGCTTCTGTATGCTTGGCGTTCCTCTGCGGTCAATGCGACTATACCTGCAACTTGTGCATCAGTAGGCACTAGCGGCTTGATACATTCACCTTCTTTAATGAATATCTGAAAAGTAGGTTCTCTACCTTGGAGCATAGCCGAGTATTGGTAAGCAGGAATAGCAATCATATCAACAGGAACAATTCGCTCACCATCCGCAAGGACGAATCCGAGAAGCCCACCTGCGACAGCACCTCCAGCAGCACCCCAAGGGCCAAGAGCCGCACCAAGAGCCGCACCTTCGGCCGCTCCCAAGCCCGCTTGAACATATGGGTTACTAACTGCATCTTCGGCAACTTTGGCTCCACCTGCTACACCTGCGCCTCTAGCAAACTTTGTCTTAGAGAAGGCTTCTGCTGCCTCTCTCAGTGCTTTGCCTTTAACCAACTAAAGACCCCCAATCAAAGGTCTTGAGCCTGAGATAGTATCTCATTCATTCTTTCAGTGGAAATCTTGACAGGTTCAGCAATAAGCATGATGTCAACTTCAAGTGTATCATCAGCATCAATGTCCCAGCCATCAGCAGCAACACCGATTAGCAAGTCAGAAACTACAGTATATCCTGAAGGATGCAAGTCCTTAGGGCCGTACCAGTTCTCTCTAATCCACTGTTGAGGGGATGTAAGAGGGTCTCCGGCTCCATCGTTAGGGGAAGGGCCCACTGCTTGACTAATTTCATACACACAAAGAACATCAGGAGAAGCGATTCCTACTTCAGAAGCGTTCTCGTAAGCTCTGGTAGTAGCGTATAGTTTCAATGCCGCCAATTCTCCGGTTAGACCAGTTGGTGAAGTCCAGTTACCGATTGGCATCCAAATTCCAGTATTCGCAAGAGTTCCTTGTGAATCTCTCATCTGAAATCGAACTTCTTTGATTGCTAGTCCTTCACGACTAACAGGGTCAACATAACTCGATAGATCTATTCTTCCGTACAAGGTTGTACGATTGCCGCCAACCAAATCAAACTGCATCCTATCTCTGAGGATGACATCTCCAGCATTTTTTGCCATAGTTTACTTTTGAGACTACTAGGTACTTATACTATATTCTTCACACAACTTGAACATCTATACCGTCGTAGGTGTGGTTTAGGGGCGTAGTCCCCTGAATCTAAACCTGTCGAATCTAAAATTGAGTTAATTATTTATTAAACTCCGAATTGGGATATTCATGGGAGGATTCAGAACCATAATTTCGGCCAACATTTCGGTCGATGTCGCACAACAGTTGAAAGGAAAAACCAAGGGGACTAGAAGTAGAGTCGTCGAGAGGGCTCTACGAGCATATCTTGCTGACAAAGAAGCCTTCAACATCACCGATGTTGAAACTAGGAGGCTTCTAATCGCTCTCAAGAACAGAGAAGAAATCTCAGAACAACTTCGTGCTCTCTTATTGATGGAATTGGAGGGTTGATGATGAAGAAAGATTATCCAAGAAAACATCTCAGCTCTGACAAGTACGAAACCGACCAGTGGATTTGGAATCTATGCGTCGACGAAGATACTTGGGACCCTTGTCCTATCGATTGGAACCCTGAAGAACACGCCTGTTCCTTGACTATGGATTGGAAAGCCAATCGTATCTTCATTAATCCGCCTTATTCTAACCCTCTTCCTTGGGTAGAAAAAGCAATTGAGACTCATCAACAAAATGGGACATTTATTGCTATGTTATTGAAGCACGATTCTTCAACAAAATGGTATCAATTACTACATGAAGCAGGTGCTCATATTCTTATGTGTTCTAAGAGATTGAAGTATGGCACAAAGAACGGCGCCGCCTTCCCGTCAATACTTGTAATTCTGTCTAGGAAGTAGGTTAAACCCTAGCAAAAAATTTCATGGAAAAAGCTTTTTCTTGATGCAGTGCCCCGTTTTTCTTCGCCCAGGCAGAAGAAAATATTGGATAGATCTATTGTGCTTCAAAACATCAAGGTATTTCCATTATCAGCGAACTTTAATGGTGGTGCATATGGTCTAATTGCACCTGCTGTTACACCTTCAACATTCATGAGAGTAATCCACGCCGGGAGGTTTGCTGCTGCATCACCGAATGCTGCATCGAATGCTACCATATTGGTTGCAGATTTGAATGCAGTTAGCAATGCGTCTTGCGAAACCATTTGCTGGTTTGCATTAGCGGCTACTCGATTGTAATACCTTAGAGCTGTAGTGCCTGAAATCATAAGTTCAGGTCGAATTCCTCCATACTTCCACATTGGGAAGGTATAGCCATCAATATCTGCTGCATCGTAGACTACTGCTGTATCAGTCAATCTCTTAATTTGGCTATCTAGGAATTCTGCATATTGACCCATAGATGATTCTGCCATGCCTACCTTTTTCTGTTCGACTCTAATGAAGAGTGAGAACTTTGCATTAACAACTGAACTAGGTACATTCCAAACCATGAGCGTGACATAGAGGTGCGGGGAATACCAAGCGTTGGTAGGCATAGCAGAAACAGAATCGTTAGGGAATCTAGTTACCCATTGTTTGTTGGCTTGTTGTGAATCGTTAGTAGTTAGACCTGACATTCCAACTTCTTTGTAGAGAATGTTAGGTTCTCCGGCCATTTGTCCCGAACCGGGGAATTGGTCGGCAGGTAAAGTAGAGATGCCCCAAGTCTCGCTAGTTTGTAGCATAGGGTAGGGAGACACGAATAATTGGTAGGCTGCGTTTCTAGGGTCGCCTATGTCATTTTTTAGCCACATACCACCGTT